TCCAGCGTTGTCCGAGTAGAGGCTGTCGTAGATCTGACGCAGAACGCCAGTCGTGAGAACGCTCGTCGGGGCCGTGAGACCAGTGATCGTGGCATTGTCACCACTAAAGGTGACGCCAGTTCCAATCTGGGTGTCAAAGCCAGCTTCGACGCTCAAGATATTGACGTTGGACAGATAGTCGTTGTCGTAACGCTTAATCCACTCGACGTTGACGTTGTCGGCCAAGATCTTGATGTAGTTGTTGACATCATCAATCGGGAAAGCCGAAGTACGAACGTCTTCCAAGCAGATCCAATCCGACTCCACAGCCTGATGGCGGAGCGAGAAGTTTTTCTGGTCGAAGGCGTAGCCGACTTTCTTGACGGGAGCCAAGCAGGAGTTGTCCTGACCAGCTTCGCCAGTGACACCGATGGACTCCCAACCACTGCCAGAGGCGATGGTACGGCGAGCAATAGTGTTGGTGATCGTTTTGCCCATGTTGTCGGGGAAGGCCGACTGGGTAACAAGACGAAGGTAGGGATCTTTATAAAGACCCAAGCGATGGGTGCCAAGGGCAATACGTCCAGTCTCTCTCTGGAAATTGTCGTTAATGCTCTCGCAAGTAACTGAAGCAGCGTTAGGTGCTGACATGATATTTTATTTCTATTTGGTTTAAGGGTTAGTTTTGATTTCTGGGCATGGGATGCCCGTCTATCGGTTGAGTTTCTGGGCCGCGACCAGAGATTTACGGCTACAAATTGTGAAGGCGCTAACTCGCCAGCAGAGTGTCCGCGACCAACTCGGACTCAAGTCTTGAGCGCAAACTATTACATTTGCGTTAAATTGTCAATAGCAGAATTTTAGCGGAAGATAGATTTTCCGAAATTCATCAGGCTGTCGGGATTTTCGTCATCCCCGTCATTGGTGTCGGTTTCGGTGGCCTTGCCCAAGCTTGGGGTGGCTCCGACCAAGCCTTCTAGCTGAGTCTGGAGTTCTTTGATCTTGCCGTCTTTTTCGGCGTTCACCCGTTCCATTTGGGTGGTGTAGTGGTTGATGGCACTCTCAAGGAAGGGGACTACAGCAGCCCGTGCGAGGATGGCGCTGCGGTCTTCGACGCTCAAGCGGTCCAGATTGGTTTCGGCGGCGTTCTTCTTGGCGCTGCGGATATGGCCATTCCACTCATCCTGTCCTTCGACTTCTTGGAGGAAGTTATAACGATCTTCCAAATTAGTCCAAGTTTTGGCCGTGAAGGCTTTTTGGAGACGAAGATCGTTTTCAATAAACTCTTGTTCGGACTGGGCCTTGCGGGCGTTTTCGGCTTCGGCCAAGGTTTCGGCCTCCTTCTGGAACCGCTCATGGTATTGGGCCAACTCATGGTATTTGTCGGCCATTTTGACGATGGAGAGTTGCTCCATGCGCTTGAAGTCTCCCGTCAGGTCTTCAAGAGAGTCGATTCGTTTGCGGGCATCGGGCTCGGTGAGGGCTTGCCAGAGTTTGCTGAAGTCGGCGTCATTGGCTTCTGCAATGGCCTTTAAATCGCCCTGAAGGCCCGCCAGAGGCTTTTTGATGGCTTCGACATATTCTGGACTTCTTTCAAAGTTGGCGGTCTTTAGCTCGCGGCCTAGCTCTGCCAAGCGAGTCTTGTAGCCTTCCAGTTCTTCTTGGAGGGATTTGACGGTCTCCCCCTCATACTTGCCGACCTTCTCTTTGGTGGCTTCCAGTTCGGCCTTGAGGCGATCCCGCTCTTCACGGGCCTTTTTCATTTCGATTTTAATCTCTTTCCAGCTTGAGATACCCTTTTCAGAATCATCACCTTCAGGTTTATCAGAAACAGCTTTATCTTGAAAATGGGGATTGAGAGGGAGATCGTCTTCCGAAGCTTCGGCTTTCGGGGTCTCGTCCTTGGTCTCCTTGGAAACGCTCTCGGTGATCTTCTCTACGGCCTTGGCCGTCTCTTCCTTGGTGGCCTTGGGCTTCTTTTCGGCCTTGGGTTCCGCTTTGACGGGAGCGACCTTCTCCTCTTTGGGAGCTTCTTCTTTCGGCGCTTCGGCTGGCTCTGGAGTGGCGGTTTCGACTGCGGGTGCTTCATTGACTTCAGGTTGGTTTTTACCACCAAAGATGGTTCCAGCAAAGTCTGCTTCGCCCGTGAGGGCTGAGTTGAGGATATCGGCCATAAGTGTATGTATCGTTAATAGTTACTTGTTTGTATAGATGCGCTTAATAATTAAGCTGTTTGTGTTTTGTCTTCTAAATCTATATGGGAGAAGGGTTCTGGCAAGTCGAATCTGGGTTTGGTCTCTACCTTACCATCGGCCAAAATAGAAATGAGATCAATGACCTCTTGAGAGCCCTCATAAAAACCCGCACTCTTGATAAACACGGGCGACAGATCAAAGCCTTGGGCCACGGGGCCTGTTGAACGTTTCGGCCTAACGCGCCTTGCAATGTGTCGCAAGCCTTTCTGCATATGGGGCATCGCCCACGTTTTACTCCATTCACGGGCGTCCTGATCGGTCCATTCAGTCATTAGATATATACTACCGCTATACGCGGATCTATGGTTTGTCTAGAAGAAAATTATGCTTCGGTCGCCATCGGGGGTCGGCCTGCGGGCCTAGCCGTTTTCTCCAATATAGAACTCCGCGTCTTGAGATCATTGAGAGCCATTTGCTGACGGATGGTTTCCATCTTCTGCGCGTGGGTCTCTTGATTCATCATCCGCTTCTCTTGCATTTCGGCCAGTTTAAGTTGCGCCTTTTGGAATTCCATTTCCATCTTGGGATCAATCTGCTGCTGTCCACCCTCCTGCGGGGACATAGCTTGTTCCTGCATTTGGCTTTGTTCGGCCATGGCACGATTGATGACCTGTTGTTCCAACTCGTCCACATAAGCTGTGACGTTTTGAAGCTGGCGCTTGAGTTCGTTGACTTCTTGTTTGCGGAAGCTGTTGGTTGAGAAAAGAACCAGATGTTCGGTGGTGTGGTCGGCGGTAGGGCGAAGGATAGCCATGGCTTGCTCGTCTGGAATTTGTTGCTGACGATGCATCTCAATAATCTCAGCCATGAGCGGAATGTGGGCTTCGATATGCACAGCGTGGTTTTGACTATCATGCACCATCTGTTGGATTCCGTTGCGGAGGTTGCCGTTTTCCAAATTAGCGATATCAAAGTCAATCGTACGGCGCGGGCCCTTCTCCGAAACGAAGAGGTTGACCTTCTGCCAACCCACTCCAGAGATACCAGCGATGACGGAACGAAGGGTGTTTTCTTTGCCCTTTTCATCCATCAGGGAATAAAGCTCCATCAACTGCTTGGAGGCCATCTCGGTCATTACGGGGCTCCCATCTCCCATGGCTCGGAAGGCTGTAACCTTCAAGAACTGGCGCATCCGCTCCACACTTACTCCCCTGCGTAGACAACGTTTGCGGAATTCTAAGGCTAGGCGTCCACCCTTATCGTTTGCCGTTAATAGCGGGCTTACCGCCCTACGATACTGCTCGGTCAGAAGTTTGTTATATGGAGTATAAAAGAGTTCCAGTGCTGCGGCGTTGAGCGTGGATTCTTGACGGGCCTGCTGGACAACTTCGGTAGCCGATCTTGCCTGTCCTTCGGGCGTGGTCTGGCGCGAGCGGTAACTACCTGTATTATTCTGCAACACCTGACTCATCAGGTTGTAAACAGGAAGCCCCTGAGTTGCTACTGCGGGAGGTTGAAGTTGGATCGGGGTCAGCCCACTAGGGATGAACGTATAAGGCCCGACCTCAATGTATTGAAAGTCTTGGATGGCTTCGGCGTCACCCTGCAACTGGATGAGACCAGAGGTGATGGCGGCTTGGGCAGCTTGGCACAACACGCGGTTAGAAATCTGGATCTGGTTGTAGATCTTCTGCTTGAGTCCGCGAATGGTATGGAATGTCCCCTGACCAACTCCGTAGGTGAAGATAACAAAGCACTGATTTACGTTTCCATAGCGGCTGTAGCGTTCGTAGAGGAAGTCCGAAGAATCCCGACTCCCAATTAGCTGGGTGAACTTACCATCAAACTCCTTGTTATAACCATAGACCAACTGGGCTCTGTGGTAGGCCGACTCCCCAGCGTAAAGATCGTTCTCCTTGATTTCGCGCTCAAAGTCTTCCCAGTGAGCGGTATAGTTTTTCCACTGATCTCGCTTGGTTGAAGCCTTCCAAATCGCCTGCTTAACCGCATTAAGATTCCAACCAAGGGCTTTGGCCGCTTTAGGATTGCGGATGTAGTTGTAAAGCTCGCTCACACTCATGGAGCGTTGGACAATAGCTACTTCGATAGACTCATCTGAAACCTTGGTGTCGCGGGCCACCTTGAAGTCTTTTAGCCCACAGGGCTCCCAGAAGATGGAGCGTTCATCGGGCCACATGGCCACCCCAACCCCGTCACCCACAAACTCCCTAGAGAGGAGTTGCATGTTGTAGGCATGGTCGCTCCATTCTTTGAGCATCCAGTCGAATTCTTCAGAGATGATCTCAGAGTCCTCGTTGGAGTCTCCTTCGTAGGAGTCCATGATGACGTTGGCAATGCGCGGCACCCCGTTCTGGAGTTCGATATACGGGGCCAAGGCGGCTTCCATGATGGCGTTAGCTTCCCCAAAGTTGGCATTAACCACATGGGTTAGACCCTTGCTCTTTAGCTCTTCGGCATCGTAGGGGGCTTCGCCGTTGACCAAGGCTTGCGCTCGCGCCCGAAGGTACGCCGCATCCTCATCTTGTTCGATATACTTGTTAGCGATGGCCACAAGGCTATCCGATGACTTTATGCGTTTTTTCGGGGGACCACCACTCTCTGGTAGGTTTTCCAGTTCTGCGTTGCCTGTTGCCATTAAAGTAGAAAGTGTAGGTTAGTTAAGGGTTGAAATCAAACAGATTAAGAAACATTTTCAAAATTGGAATCATTAAAATATGTTGCTGTGTATCCAGTAGAAATGCCTTGTGCGGTGTCAATATTCGCTATCAATGTGTTAATCGGAATGTTTGAACCACCAGCAATAATGTCTCCGCCCCAAATAGCTTGCAGTTCGCCGCCTTCATCATTAGCTGGATTTGGCGCGGAGAACGCCAGTCCAACAAGAACTGGTTCATTATTTATTAGCAAAAATAACGGAGATCCAGAATCTCCAACTACTACATTTTTATAAAAAGCTCTTTGATTTCCATCAAGCCCCGAAACATAAATTGGTCCGTAGTTGGGGTCTGAAGATGAAAATGGAATCTGAGTAGACGCAGAATTATTAGAAAATGCGCTTATGGTAGTAATAAGTGCTTCTTTATCTTTATTAATCCAAAAAGAACCAGAAGAAAACACAGCGCTTGTAAATTTTTTTGACGCACTTGCTGGGAGAATTTTAACAATATTAATACTTTCTGGCAAATCACTGTTAAGTAATGCTATGCCAACATCAAAATTAACTTGAGAATTTATTGTTCTTGAAATTGTTCTTTCGACAACTGTATTTGAATTTGTGATGAAGCGAATTGTTGCACCAGTTAACGATGTTGTAATGTGCTTGGCAAACCAAATGTGCCTTGGCGTTATGGCGATGCATCCAAAGTCATCTCCATAAGCACTGTTCCAAGGGCTATAACCAGTAAGCAATTCCGCTGATTCCCCCAACCAATTTGATGCGTTTCTTGTGTATGATGGCGTAACGTCATCTCTTGTGGAAAACAATGGAAGAGAATCGTTAACATTACTTATCTCGGATATTTTGTTTAGTATTCCACTATTTGAAACTTTAAATATTAATTTTTCATCATCAATGTGTGGAACAATTGTTTTTGCATTGTCTCTGTTTGTAAATTCACATACTGGAAGATTGTCTATGTTATAATGAAAAACACTATCAGAATTTAATGGCACAAAACCAAACACTTTATTTCTGTCTGTTGCAAGCGGGTTTATGTTAAATCCAATATTGCTGTAATTGCCAGAGTGAGATATTACACAATTGACACAACCATCATATTTAGCACTCAAATTAATCAACGTTGTTGTGATTTTTGAACAGTTATTGAAAAAACAATTTGTTAATTGCGTGTAAAAAGAAGAATTTGACACTCTTTGCGTTTCATTACTTCCAGTGTACGAACAAGAAAGCCTTGATCCTGCTATTGTTTTTGAAATAAATAAATTAAAATTACTGCTATGTTTAATGGAAATGTTTGAACTTCCTGCACCAAGTAATCTTATTGCTAAATTAACAGATGCACAGTTTTCAACAAAAACATTTGCCACTGTGGCTGCCGAAGAAAGTCCTCCAGCTTGAAGCAAAATAGCGGTGGATTCTTTAAAAGAAAGCCTTAACAATGAAGAGCTTGCCGCGCCGCGCATTAAAACGTGCGGCCTGATGACGTCACTATATCTTGTTACAGAGTTAACCGTTGGTCGAGAACACTCAATTTTAATATCTCTAATGTTTGAACTTGTATCTAAGGACGGATTTGAAAAATCCCTACAGAATGTTGAAACATATTTAGCCTCATTACGACCACCTAAACCGCCAGACGGAACACTACCAACTGAGGGTCCAGTAAATGCTAAATCAGTACCAAATGTATAGGTGTGATCAAGATGGCAAAATGGAAGCCAATCTGACGTTCCATTACTAATAAGGTCACTGATATCAATTGGCTCGGTAGTTGTCGTTTCAATACATTGAAAAACTTGACCTGTTGCATTTCTTAAGTATTGTCCAACAGTGTAGGTTGTCCCGTTTTGCCAAAGAGGGATGGGGTTGGCTCCAGCGGTTGGATCAATGTTCCAAATTTTAAACCTTACGTTTCTCCAATCATAGGTTGCAGAAATGTCACGAAGATTGTCTTTCCTATAAGTGATAAACCCCTTTGCCTCCCTCGTTCCATCAAGATAAGTCAGCGATGGATCGTAGTGGATGATGTCTTGTGGAAAAAGATTGGAATATGCATTCTTGGAAACATTGCTGGAGCTATAAGCATACACAACAAGAGGTTCGGGCGTGGCCGCAATGGAAGCTACCGTGAATGCCGTGCCATTGTTGTTGCTAACGTTTGCCGTGTTTGACGGGGAGATCCACTCGCTGTCGTTGGACATGTATTCCGTGACAAAGTCTGTGATGCGATAGTGAAATCCCGCCTTGAGACTCTGGCTGCCCATAAGAGACATTAACCCAGCATGGGTTACGTCGATAATCCTAGACGCATTCCCTTCCGCATAGGTGCCTGCGGTGGTGCCAGCTACTACTGGCTGGGGATAGAATGAAGAGAGGAAGGCCATGAAATATGTATTGTATTATGTTTCGGGATTTGGGGCTACCATTATGTTTCGGGATTTTAACCTGCCTGCAACCCCGCCACGGCTTCGGCGCTCGCCTCCTCAAAGGTCGCCTGCGGCTGGCCGAAAGCCTCCGCTGGTGCGGGTGTCGGGGATGCGGCCCATGAAAGCATGACGCCTTCAAGCCACTGCTTCGCGGCGGTCATCTTCGGGCCGAGGGGCTTGCCTGCTTGGAGGAGGGCCATCTCAAAACGCTGGAGGGCGAGCGTCTGGTAAGGAGAGAAGTATTGGCTGACGGCCTCTTCGGCGGTCATCGTCGGCAACGGCGGGACGATCCACGCGCCGTCAGTCCACACGGCATCCACGCTTGGGGGTGCGCTTTGCACGGCCCAATCAAAACGCTTCGGGTTGTCGGCAACTTCCCATGCAGCCATCTGCTCGCCAAGGTCGCGGACATCGTTGGGGTCGGAAATGCGGTAGTAGTTAAGCATAAACTCGCGGATGGTTGGCGACTGTCGCCGTGTTGTTGTTCGTGATGGTCAAGCCGCCCTTAACGTCTTGCAGTTCGCGGACGAGCGGGGCGTAGAAGACGAGCGACTGCGGGCGCACCTTGTCGCAAGTCATGCCTTTGGCGAGAGATGCGATTTCGTCGGCGGTTAGGGCGGCGTTGTAGACGGAGGCTTCAGCAATCAGCCCATCCCAAACAAAAGACGTATTGGAAATTGCACCTATCCACAAAGGTGCTGATCCGCTAAAAATTGACGCTGGTACGTTACCGCTGTTGTTGGTTGTTGTTTCCTGTATTCCGTCCAAAAATACTTTTGGGTTTGTATTGGGCGCAAAAGTAATGCAGCAGTGACGCCAGTTTGTTCCAAGTGCTGTTTGTACTGTTTCAGAGCGGACATTTACTGGGCTATTGCTTGATGCAATGAGAGCTTGCAAATATCCGCTTGAGTTTATTGCCATCGCGTAGCTGCGCTGCCCTGTTCCAGTTTCATACTTTGCCACGATACCTCGCCCGCCAGCCGCATAGCTGCCGCTGCTTTTGACCCAAGCTGCCAAAGTCAATGCGCCCGTGATGTCCAGAGCCGCCGTGTCGGCTACGCTCAAATACTGAATACTCGCCGCTGTAAAATTGTAAGCCATTACGCCGCACTCCTTACTTCGACAGCGACCAACTCCGCATCGCCTGTCATGGTGTCGGCCCCATCGCCGCCGATGCGCTGCACACGCAGGCGGAACAAGTCGCCAGCCGTTATGCCGTCGATGGCGGTGCAAGTGATGCTGCCCACGGCAACAATGCCAGATGTGCCAGAGGTGGCGACTGTGGCAGCGGTGGCCGTGTCGAAAGAATCTGAGTCGAGGTCGGTGTTGCAACGCTCAAAGGCCACACTCCAGCGCACGTTGCCGCTGGTGGCCGTGGTCGCCATGAAGTCGAGGTTGACGATTAAGCCACTGCCGAGGGACGCGGCTTCGGGCATGATGCCGACGAAGACAGCGGATTCGGTCGAGGCGTCATCGAAGTCGAGGACGGCGATGCTGTTGCGGGTGTCGAGGGTGGCGAAGGTGGTGGCAGGCGGTTGGTTGTGTTCGGCGGTGAAGACGGCGTAGGTCTTTGATCCGCCGCTGGCCGTGGCCGAAAGCGTATCGCCCGACACGCTCAACCCGCTGCCAATAATAAACCCAATCGCCTTGGATTCCGAATCATCCCACCCGTAGAGCTTATCGGCAGCCAGATCGTCGGCCACAAGGTCGCTGCCGCTGACCGAAAGGATGTCCGCGAGGGTCGTGCCGACTGCGGTGACGCCCGATCCCGTTGCCGACAACTCCCCCGCCGACATCGAAAGGCCCGATCCGATTGTTATTTCCTCGACGGCACCTGTGCTGGCTGTTGTGCGTCCGAGGATGCGGGCGGTGGCTTGGGTGAGGCCCGATGAAGTGATGGAGCCGCTGGCGGCTGCGCCAACATCCGCCGCAGAGGGCATCGCATGAACGTGGTCGGCCCGCGAAAAATCAGCCGAGCTTCCAGCCGCCGCAACTCCGAGGGCTTGCGGGGTGGCGTCAGAAGCATCAGGCGGGGCAATGATGTCTGTCGTGACCGCGATGGTTCCCGACTGGTCGGGGATCGTGAGGGTTACGTCATCTGTAAGCTGCTCTTGAACATCTATTGTCGCAGTATATGGCCCTTGCTCGTCAACAAGTTTGGCGCTTGCCATGAGGATGTTGGCAAGCCCGCCGCCGCCTTGCTCAATGCGGACATCGGGGTTGCTTCCTTGCAAAAACATTTCGCCTTGGCGAAGACCAAGCAACGCTTCATTGTTGCTTTCGTCCGTAACGGAAATGTAGGGAGTATCATTGCCGCCAGTATGTTGAAATGTTAGCTCTGCTGATTCAAATTCAATGATGTCGCTTGATGCGCCGTTTAGCGAAACTAATGAAACGCCATTGCCATCATTAACAGCGAGTTGAGAAAAAGACGGAATTGGGTCTGATCCACCCGCAACCCCGCCCGAAAGCGTGAAGTCCTCGCCGTTTTCGGGAATCTGCGACCCATCGCCCCAAATCAAAGTAGCTTGATTGGAGGGATTGGCCGAGTTCCACGCAGACAGGCGGTTAATTATCGACTGAGAGCCATTAAATGTAAGCGAGATGCTGTTGCCTGCGGTTCCAGCGGCGTTTGCGCGAACAAGAACGGGCGTGGACATCCCTGCGACTTGGCCGCTGAAACTGGCCTTAATGCCCGCCGCATGGCTGGCCGCATGAGCCAGTGTTGAACTCGGTGTCCTCGCATCACTCAACCGCGCATCATTCCCCTCGCAAGCGGTTCCCGCTGTGGTTCCGTAAGATACGGCCAAAGTCCTGTTGGCCGTGAGGTCGCCGCCGCCAGTCAATCCAGTGCCAGCACTAATACTTCTGGATGTCGGAACTCCTCCAATATTGGTTAATGCGGTTGCGGGATTTGAGACATCCGAAAGATTGTTAACCTCAAGTAGTGCCCCCTGTGCTGTCAAAAGCCCGCCTACATTGATTGTCCAAGCTGTAAATGGCCCACCTGAACCTGCTACTGTATCGACATTAACCACCAATGACGTTCCAGAGTAGCTGGTAACAAAAGCATGCATGTGTCGATCTGCATCGTATACAATGGTAACGTCCTGTGTCGGGGTGTAGCTGAGTCCTGATTGGACGGTGAACGTCTTAGATCCAGTGGTTAGTGAATGGGAGGTTGTGGAAGTTGTGAGATAGCGGTCTCCGCGATTTGCCAGTGTAAATGCCGTAGTAGCAATCTGGGTGGTATCAGTTCCAGCAGCAGCAGTCGGTGCTGTCGGTGTTCCTGTGAGCGCGGGGGAGTCCAGATTAGCCTTTAGATTTAGCGCGGTCTGGGTAGCTGTTGAGACGGGTTTTGAGGCATCACTTGTGTTATCGACATTACTGAGCCCAACGTCTGACTTTGTTGCAGAAGCTCCAACAGTTGCCCGACCCTTTGTATCAACGGTGACCTTGGTATAAGTGCCAGCGACAACCCCCGTAGTAGTTAAAGTTGGATTAGGATAAGTTCCAGTAAGGTCTCCGCCTGCGGGGCCGCTGGGCGCTGTGGAGATGGTTCCCCATTCGGGGGCTGTGGCTCCACTGTTTACCTTTAGTATTTGTCCCGCGCTTCCAATTGGGAGGCGTGTATTAATTCCAACGCCCCGATACAACATGTCACCCTGAGTTGTGAGGGTCGATTCTCCTCCGCCACCAGAAGTCCCATAGCGGGGCAATACCTGCCATCCACGGGTGGCCCCTGTGTAAATCAGGGTAAAGTAAGCCCCCTCGACGTTACAGACTAGATTCTCGTTAAGGCTTTCAATGGGTTGGCCGTTGCGGGCAATCGTAAGAGGGTTGGTGTCGAAGGTTTCAGAAAAGTCAAAGATGTCTACTGCATCGCCATTGCTGGGATTGAGCGGAAGGGTAAGAGTAAATGCCCCTCCAGAAGTGTCAGCGGCGATAAACTGGCGGCTAGTGACCGTCCTGCTGGAAGTAACCACCTCATAGTTGATATCGGGCTGCGGGCCAGTCTGCCCCACGGGCCCCCGTTCGATGACCTCAATGATCTCAATCTCCCTCTCTGTGATCTCAATGACCTCTTGGCTCATCGGGCAATCTCCTGATAGACCTTGGCCTTACCTGTGGCGAATGCGATATAGGTGTAGCCTTGGTAGAGTTCGATTTCGTAGACGTTGTCGCCTGCTGTTAGGTTTGCGGCCTGTGTGGCGGTGATTTCGATTTCGATGGTGCCCGCACTCCCGCCCAATGTAATCCCGCCTCCAGAGGTCAGTGTAAGCAAAGTAGCACTATCCTTCGCGCATTCCCGAATCACCATGTTGGCCCCGTAGCCCGAAAGATTGACGGGAACATTAGACTTGCCTTTACAGGACTTGGTCAGATAACGAAACTTCGCCGTCCATGTCTTTCCTTGGACGATTTCAATGTCTCTTTCAAGTCTCCAGTAGTTGGTCATTTATAAACTGGTAGCCAGAATTGATTGGTTCCAACACGAATCTCAATGAAGTCATTGATCTGGTTGTTGGTTGCGGGGTTTGAGTTGGTTTGGTTGGTGGAGAAGTCTACAAACCCATTAACCACAAGATTGGTGGTTGCCGTCACAGTGCCAGTAGCTGTCAGAGTTCCAGATGCCGTGACATTAGAGAATGTTACGTTATTGGTTTGGCCAAGTCCGAGGTTGGTGCGAGTCACGGCTTGGTTGGTGGTGTTTTCAAACTCAATAGCACGATGGAACATCGTGGCTCCTGTGTTGGTTTTGATAAGAGTCATCACCTTGTTTGTCGGGCTAACAGAATACACTGTTGCTTCGATAGGATTGGTTCCTGCTGCGGGATCAGAGGGCCCAATCATCATTAAGGCGTTGTAGCCAAAGACCGAAAACACCGCCACTCCGTTGCCGTTGGTGTTGGTTGAGCGGAAGCCGAATTGCGCGGCCTTGTTGGTAGCCTCTGAGACACCTACACGGAACAACGTTTCGTTGCTGACGGTTACGTTGTTTGACGCGATGAGGTTGGCGAGGCCAAGGAAGGCTTCGTTGTTGGTGCGGCGAACGTAAAGCAGACCGTTGTTGGTGGTGGTTTGGTTGATCGTAATGTCGCCGTTGTTGGTGATGCCAGCGAATGTAACAATATTAGTAGAAGCAAGTTGCAAGTTTGTTAATGTTCCAAGCCTTATCCCGTCTGACGAAAATGAAAGCGGCCTATGAACTGTCCACCCATTGGTGTTGGCTTCTAGATATGTAAATGATGCATAAGTAAAATAAATTGAATTTGAAGTCCTTCCAATACCAGTCAAGGACTGCCCAAGCGTTTCAGATGGATCCAAATTAATGAGTGATCCATTGGTATTTGCCGTTATCAAAGATAAAAAAATAACATTATTTGTTGTTCCCAATCCCAAATTCGTTCTGCTTGCCGCCGCATTGGCTGTGGCGTTGGTGCCTGAAAAATAGATAGGCTCAATATAAGAAATATTATCGGCCAACCTCCATGCTCCACTGCGATACATCAACAGAACAGTCTCATCCATTTGATTCAGCGTAATAAGATTTGTTCCTACTCCTGATTGCCTGATAGCAGTTACTGCGTTTGTTGAATTGCCAAGATGGGTAATTGTTGCCCTATCTCCTTCAAATGTGGTTGCGGGGTTGGTGGGAAGTGTAACCGTATTGGTAACCCCAGATACCGAAGGAGAAAGGCTGAACAAGAAAAGATTGCGACTATTTGTTGCGGCATTTGTTGATGTTCCTGTAACATTTGTCTGGTATTGGACAGTTGTGGATATCGGGGCCGCTTGCCAGAAGTTGGTCGGGCTTACAACCTCTCCATTGGTATTGACCAAAACTGGATTGGTATTAGATCCAAAGAGTGCCGCCTGAAATGTTGTGGCGTTGCTGTTGGTTAGCCCAGTCCAAGGGAGTCCAAGGTTGGTGCGAGTTTGAGCCTGATACAATGGGCGACTTGTTGCGCCCCCAATCTGAATTGCGCCAGAATCAAATGTCCATTCTCCAAAAAATATTCTTGCTTCTGGCTCGATTATGTCATTAGTTCCCCATCTTATTACGGACTCGCTTAAATAAAGACCCCCCAAATTTACCGTTTCAAATGTCACGCTATTAGTGGCTCCAAGCCCGATGGCATTACGGAAGTTTGTGGCATCTGTATTCGTAAGCGCAGACCAGCCTAATCCCAGATTGGTTCTGCTTACTGCCGCATTGGATGAGGCATTGGTGCCTAAAAAAAGTATAGGCTTTCTAAAAATAATTGTGCCGCCTGCCGCGCCATCAAGCGAAAAAAATTCAACACCATTTTGGTTAAAAAATAACGAGTCAGCCCCATAAGTTATGGAGTTTGTTGTTTCTCCGTCTTGGTATAATTGAATACTTTCAAATCTAACAACATTTGTTACCCCAAGCCCGATGGCAGTTCTGGCGACCGATGTGTTTGTGGCGATAAATACCGCATCACCCACTGTAGTAGATCCGAGATTTTGTCGAGCATTTGCTGCATTGGTGGCTCCTGTTCCGCCCGAAGCAATACTAAGTGTGCCAGACAAATTGGAAAAATTAACCGTGGCAATATTGGATGAAGGAATGATTCCTACAAGATTTGTAGCCTGAAGATTAGTTAGGCTTGCCCCATTGCTGGAGGCAAGATTGCTAAGAACCGTTGAAGAAGGTTGAAATGCAGATGCGGGATTTGTCGCCGCTGTTCCCAATCCTAAAGCAGTCCTAAAAGAAGACGCATCAGCATTTGTTAATCCAGACCAAGAAAGGCCAAGATTGGTTCTAGTCGTTGTAGGATCTGCAAACGACACATTGCCAAGAAAATATGAATTACTAGTATCAATAGTTATGGCTGCAACTCCTCTATTGACCAACCATAAAAAACCATTAAAAGCAGCTAAACCATTAGTATTGGTTCCAACTTGAACGGCAGGATTGGCGAGGCTTCCAGTTGTAGTAGCAAGAACTCTATTAAAAGTAACATTATTTGTTGCTCCAACACCCAAGCCTACGCGGGCATTGGAGGCATCGGCGCTCCAAAAATTGGTCGGTTGAACCACCGCACCGTTGGTTCCCACCAACACATTGCGTGTTTGCGCGTAGCCCGAAACAATTAAGGCCCCAGAGATAATTATGGAAATTAAGTTTTTCATTAGGTTACATTCGTTGAATCCAAACCTTGGCATTGGTCATTTCATCAAAATCATTGGGGCGTATTACTGATGGAGAGCTTTCGGCGTTGCTACCACTGACCAATTGATAAATTGCTGGAATTCCATTAATAACCAAAAAGATGCAAATTCCGACAGCATAGCTCCCAGAAGCAGTGACAACCCCATCCAAGTTGGAAGAACCGCCGCCAATCAGCCCCGTAATGGCTGGCTCTACCCGAAGTATGTTGACGCTGGGGGTTTGAAGCTGCGTTGTGCTAACCCCGATAACGCTGGAGCTTGGGATGGGAATGCAAATTTTACTCATCGGGTTACCTCTGGTGAAATGATAACATTGCCTTGCAGGATTCGGGTTGTGACGGACCCGTTGTATAGCTCAAGGTCATATACGGCCTTGTCACAGACCGAGAGTTGCGCCGTGTCAGCAGCCGAAATAAATAGTCGAATAGCCCCATTTTGAGATCCATAGTTAAGAGTGATCCTACCATTGCCAACTGCCGTGGACAACTCAAGAATTAGTGCTTTGGATTCGGGCTTTGAGCGGATGTGCATCTTGGCCGTAAATCCCGCAAGATTAACAGGTGTTGACGGCTCTCCCGTTTCATAAAACAGAGTCTGGTCAAAGGTTGCCCCCTGAAAGATACAAATATCGGCAATAGCAATCGGTAGTTCGGCCATAGAAAAAATCCAGCGTAGAGTCTACCATTGCCTTCGCAAAGTCAAGGCTTGTTTGAGTTTCTTGAAGGTCTCTTTGTTGACTCGTTTCTTTTCTTCTATTGCCTCCGATCCCGCCATGGCCCCGAATACTTTGCGGGCGACGAACAGTCCCACGGCGAACGAGTCGAATAAGTCGGGGGACTTTCCGATCCGCCTTTTCATGTCGGTCTTGGATTCGATGATAATCTTCCGCGTCCTACGGGCATACTTCCTTTGGGTCATCTCCCACGCCAGATCGGGGGCGATTCCCTTGAGTTGCTCGCATTCCAAGAAGTAGCGGGCGGCGAAACATAGTTCACTAGCCATGTTGTGGAAGAGTTCCTTGCCGACTTGGGGTTTTCCAGTCACTTCGTTTCTCATGGCATATTGAGCCGATACAGGAAGATCTGAGGCCGCTCCAGCAAAACTCACCGCATGCCAGCCCTTGAGAAGCTCCCTCTCTCCGATAGACCAAAAGATACCACCAGCCGAGGCGTCTACCCCTATCCATTGGTTCGGGATTCCCAACTTGATAGATAGGTCGCTAATCTGTTGGATCATTTCGTATTGGAAATCTTCTTGAGACCCCGCCCTTCGGTTGAGGACATATTGTTTCTCTACGGCTATCGCCCATTTTCCTGAGATTAGCCTACCATATTTAAGATGGGTAAAGACAAAGCGGTCACCGCCTTCTGTGTAGCTAGGATCAACTCCTGCTATATCTTTCGGGGTTCCGTCCCAGATGGGTTTATCCAGAGCCCCATGGCGAGCCAGAAGTATATCCGAGACAATCGTGGAATCATCGGCGTCTGCGGGTGGCCAGAAGCCCCTGAACTTGCGCCAGAACTGGGGATTGAGTTCTCCCAGTTCCTTTTTAGCCAAAGCTACATCATTTGGTTTTGGTAGAAACGGGTAGCGAAGTCCCTTCCCCTGTTCAAAAGCTTGTTGGTTGGGGTTGTCCTTTTCGGAGTCAAAACGGATGCATATCCCCTCAATACCAGCCACCCGTATTTTCCAATTCGGGGTATCCTCATCCACACTCATCCATCCCTTGATAGGTTCGCAGAATTTTCCGTGGGGGTCGAATATGGATGCGGGGTTGCCTGCTCCCACCACATAGAGTTCTTGTGCGCCCTTAAATCCCCAGATTGCTTCGTTAATCACAGAAGCCGAACAGTCCTGTAACTCGTCTATAATCAACACAATACGACGATTCTTCTTACCCTGAAGTCGTTTTTGGGCGTCATCTTTGTATTCGTCACCAGCCGCCAAAAGCATGATGGAGGAGGCATCGCTCACCCCTGTTAGGGGATCGATAATGGCTCCCTCTTCTTCGGATAGCTTGATGATATCCATGGATTCGATGAGTCGGCCTGATGCGATTCCGAGGTTTCGGGCTTCGCGATACATCTTGACCAGTGCCGCCCAGATACGCTGCTTGGCGTCGATCTTGCTTGTAGAGACCACAATGCACATCGTATTGATCGGGTCGCAGAACCAGTTGACCAATGCAAACGCCGCCATGCCGTAGGACTTTCCTGAGTCGGTGCCCCCAGCCAGCCCCGTGACGCTACGCATAAACTTGTTGCCAGAGGCCTCGTCTTCTTCGTGGACTGAAGCGCAGAAGGCTTGGGCGGCTAACTCCGCCCATTTATGCCACTGGAAGGTGGGCCAGATGGCTGAGACGATATTTCGGTAGTGGCGGGCTTTGCCGAGCCCCCCCTCTTCAGGTGTTAACCCCATAAGAAAAGCATCCATTTCGATACGCAGAGGTGTAATCGCCTGCCCATCCTTGGATAGCCATAACCGCCCGTATTTTTCTATCCCCTGATCTTCTGTTGCCATCTGAGAAATTTCTACTAAACTAATCGGGATGGCTGGACAGCGCAAGAACAAGATCGACTGGGACTTACCAGAAAACCGAATCAAAAAACAAAATGCCTTCCGACTTTATGTCGCGGGCCGAGGGACCAAGGCAATTATGACCGAGCTTGGTTTTACCTCCCCTCCCCAGCTATCGAAGTTTGTCCATAGCGAGAAGTGGGAAAAGCATGCCGAAATCTGGCGGTCTAGCCCCGAACAAGAAAACCTCTATCCTTGGGAGGTGGAGCGCCCCAATCAACTGGTTCCCGCTCCGCCAAAGATGGAGGAGATGGAAAAAGAAAAGCGGATGCAATGCATCAAGGCATTTTCGCTATTCTGCTCTGGGCGCAACGTTCCTGATATTGCTTCGGAAATCGGGGTTAGCGTGTCCACAATCAATCTTTGGAAGGAAACTCAACGCTGGGTGGCATGCCGAGAAAGGCTGGCCAACGACCAAAACCCCGCACCTTGGGAGGATTCTGATGTTCCCACCCTGCTCTCCGATATCACGGCCTCCATTGAGACCATGAAGAAATCTATTAAGTTTTTGACTGGTAAAGTGTTGGTTAAGGCTGCCGATGCCGCGCAAGACCTAGATGGCATGGAGGCTCTGGGCATGATGCGAAATATCAAGCAACTGGCCGAAGCCGCATCTATCAACTTTAGCGAAGGCAACAACCAGCAAAACGCGGTTCAGATCAATATCGCCACCAAACTGGAATCGTTGAAGATCCCAGACAACAACACCTACGAGGCCGAATTGGTAGTCAATGAGTAGTCTTAGATTCTGTTATCCCCGCAAAACTGACGTTCCTCCACAGGGCTGGTGGATTAAGTGCCCCGTGACGGGAGAGGCTATCCATGGTGGGGACTTTGGGGACATGGTTAAGAACTGCGAGAAGAAGATTTTGGAGCGGGGTTTGGTGCCTCCCACCGATCTCATTTCCCAAATAGAGAATGCCCTTTGTGAGCGTTTGGCGGGGTCTAGCAACTGTGTTCCTTGTTCTAGCGTTAAGCAGACCTTGGGCTTCGGAGAAATTGTCCGCTGGGTCAGGGCAATGTATAACTTTGCCACCCAATCTAAATTTCAATTGGTAGATCAAGAGGAGGCAGAGCGTAGAGCCAAAATCTGTGCGGCATGTCCGCATCAAATTTCCACCTCTGGATGTTGGGGGTGCAAGGGAATTGCAGGAATGCTTCCAGCCATCGCGGGAGCCCGAAAGACCAGCTATGACAACCAGCTAAAGGCTTGTGGGGTCTGTGGGTGCTTCAATGCCGTGAGTGTTCATCTGCCTCTGGATGTTCAGCAAGACGCCCATCTCAGCTTTCCCGACCATTGCTGGAAGAAATCTCAAAGCGAGTAATCGCCTTGTTAAAGCTCATCGGAGCAATGCCAGTAGCTCCCTCGCGGTTCTTGGCCACAATGAATTCGACTGTCGGCATTTGAGAATGGTTCTTGGCGTCCTCCTCATCACAATGGAGGATTACCACCATATCACTATCCTGTTCGATAGCACCAGACCCCTTGAGGTCTGAGAGACTTGGTCTGCCTCCGCGTTTTTCGGGATCGCGATTCAACTGGGCTAGTACCAAAACTGGTACGCGCAACGTCTTGGCCAGTTCCTTAATGCCACCACTGATCTCTTCGACTTCGTTAACGCGGTTGTCCTTGCTTCGCTTGCTGTCCCCGCGCAACAACTGGAGGTAGTCGATAATGATCAAATCCAACGGTTCCTTCTGGTGGGCGCGGCGAGCCACGGCCTTGATGTAACCGATAGACTTACCAGAAGTGTCGTCGCAAAGAATGTGGCTATCGCGCACTTCGGCGTAGGCGTTTGATAAGCTCTCGCGCTGAAACTTCGTAATGGACTGAGCGAGAATGTCGGCTGCTCGCACGCGAGCCCGACTCCGAATCATTCTCTCCATCAGACTGACACTGGTCATCTCAAGTGAGAAAATAAGGACTCGCTTCTGGGCATCCAAGGCAACATGCTCGGCAATCTGCATAGCAGCACTGGTCTTGCCGACTGCGGGTCTGGCCGCGAGAACAATCATGTCTCCTCCTCGCATGCCGAACATTAGGAGATCGTCCACTGGTACCAAGCCTGTGCGTATGCCAATCTTGGGCTCACCGCGCATTGTGGATTCGATGTTGTCTAGGGCGCGGTCTACTACGCTCTTAATCGACAGTTTCTCGGTGTTGTCGATCAGGTAGTCAGCCCGCATAATGCTGGTCTCCGACCAGTTCTTGAGTTCTTCCAGCTTTAGCTCGCGGTCACGGGCCTTGTGGACAATATCACCGCCCAACATCTCAAGGGAACGGCGATAGCGAGCTTCCTCAAGCTGGGGGAAATAGCGCCTCCAATTGTGGGAGGACTGGCAATAGGAGGCTATGTCTGCAAGAGTCTTGTCTCCCCCAGCATCTTCTAAGGTTGCGTTGCCATCCAGATCACTCTTGATGGAGATGTAGTCGGCATGGATGGATTTACCAACCACACGAAGGAACGACTGGAATATCAGCTTATGCTCGTAGAGATGGAAGTGATCCTCTCTGAGGGTGGATAGCATCTCTCTTTGCTCATCAAGTTGTGCGTGGAGGAAACAGGAAAGAACGGCGCTTTCCGACGATTGGTCGAAGATGGATTCGTTGTTCACGAAGGGTTAGACAACACCTTGGGCTTTTCGTTCAGCCTTTCTTGCGAGAATCGCCTTCATGGCCTCGCTGCGGCGTTGGCGTTCCTCTGAAGAAAGCATGCGTTTTTTCTTCTTTTTAGGCGGATCTTGTTTGATTGCCCGCATTTTTTTTTCCCTTGTGGTTATACCTACAGCCTCGCACAAGACTTGGATGGGATATGGGGCGTAATTCGCCTCTTCTGATGTTTTGTTGCAAACCGTAGTACCTTGCAAACAAGTGTCTACATTTTGTGTCACTTCCTGCAATGATATGTCGGGTTCCCGAACGGGTATATGAACAATCTCAATTTCGTCTCCTACAGAGACATTGGAAAAAGCCTGTTCCTGATCGGGTATACTTTCTAATCCCATGGAATTCGATGGGATATCTAATCCCGTGGAATCTGACGGCATTACAGGTTTATCTTCGGGCATTGGAAATCCCGCAATAGCCATCTTGTGGAGAGATCCGTCTTTGCATCCGTGGATAACCACAGCTTTACTGGAGATAACTCTATCGGGACAGGTGACTCCTTGAATGGCTTGGGATTCGGGGTCTTCGGCAAAGAAGACAATCTTCCCATCCTTCCATTGGTAGTTCACACTCCTCCAGTAGGTTCGCATGAGAGGGCAGTCCCGACCAATGGCCATGAAGTTCCAGCGACAACGAACGTCCCAAGGCTCTGGAATAGATCCAGCAGAGCGGTAGGCCAAATTGTAGTTGTCGAGGCTTCGGGCCGATGGGCAGAAGTCCAAGAAATTGGGTGGATAGATGGCACTACCCACAATCATTTTGTAGATATTCTTCCCATTGGTGGCCATGCCCCCTTCGTATTGGTGGCCAAGGATGGCGGGTTCTTTGCGGAATTCGGCCTCAAGGTCATCAGCCCAGCCTTGTTTCATGGGGACACAATCGGGCTCCCAGAACATCCAAGGCTCGTTGACGGAGTAGCATTGTGCCGCCGCATCACTGAACATCTGGTTGGGGCCAAGAGGCCAACCATTGAACCCGTCTTGGGCGATGATTCTGCCGACTTCGGGAAAGCTTTTCTTCAACTCTTCGATAATATCGAATAGTAGGGCGCTATCGTTCGTGGCACATACGGTGGCTTTATGTCGCATGTTTATGCCAAAAGAGGTGATAGCTTTAGCAGATAGCAAAGCCAACTCCGCATCTCCGTTGTGGTAGGCAAAGACAATGTTCATGTCTTCTCCTCGTCATCGAAATGGAGTGGCCAAGTCGGATGGGTGGGGTCTTCCATGCGGACGCGGACGTTCTTGTAGCCCTTGACTATAAGGGCATTGGCCACATGCTTGGCTTCGTCTTTGGACAGGTTGTGGTTGTGGAGTTCCACCACTTTCTCTCCATAGCACACTAAAAACTTATTCATTTGTTTTTCCTTTTCTTTGCTTCTGCTTGGTTGATGTATTTGGTAAACTGTTCAGCGCATGTAGTGGCCATGTCGATTTCGGTGGCGGGGTCGAACCAGTAGCCATTACGTTCAGCGAACAACGCTTCCATTGGCATGGGGGTTCCTCGACGGAATCGTGGGCCAACCACGAATGGGGAGACGGAGTCTTCATTGATGACGGTTAATACTACTTTGAATCGGGCCATGGACTCCAATACTTAATCACACGCTCAAGTATATGTCCAATACCACTCCATCCATGGTGAGGATGGTAGTGACAGGCCCACCTCAATGGAGGGTTTGACTCGTCGTTTTTAATAAGGTAGATTCCCTCAGTATCGGGCTTTGTATTGTTGTAATCGTTCCAAGTGATCATAGTAGGTATGACAAGAAAAACTCCACTTCGTTCAAAAACTCCACTCAAAAGGTCGAATGGCCTCAAACGCAGCGGAAGGTTGCGGTACGCATCCCCCAAGCGCCAGCGTGAATACAAGGAGTATGCAAAAGTGAAGAAAGCCTACTTGGCACTTCATCCCGTCTGCGAGAAATGCAAGAAGACGAAGAGTCAGGACATCCATCATAAGGCTGGCAGGGTTGGTCGCTATCTTTGCGACTACAGTCTTTTTGCCGCGCTTTGTCGAGCTTGCCACGATTTTATTCATGCCAATGGCCGAGAATCCCGCAAGCAAGGCTGGATCATTGATACAATTCATGTTCCTCAAGATCCCGACCAAAGTCAGGCTCATACTCCCGAATAAGCGGATTCCAGACCCTTCCCTTCGGGGCTGTCCAGTTGCGGAAAGCGTCCACGGCATTAACCCAGCTTGTCTCCAGCGGAGCGTTCCACTCTTCCTCTGGGGGGAAGTTCCACGGGTAAGGCCGTGGATAAGAAACACAACCGATATTGATAAGTAGTGCGATTACTATCCCTGTTCTTTGAAGTCGTAAAACCATAGTTCCTCCTCGCTTTCACTAACCCATCTGCTGCCTGTATGCTCGCAGCTAAATTCTTGGCTAAATACCTTCCAGTCAGGTTTCTGAGGGAATTGCTTGGCAATAAACGATCCTCCGTCCACCCACACGCTTGCGCGATGGCGATGTTGATTTCTGCGCTGGTCATTTCGCCTCCTTTTGGATGTCTGCC